ACCTAATTTTCCCATGCCCTCAGCCGTGACCATCCCTTTCGGCACCAAACCGTCATCGCCTTCAGCGAGTATCCGGAAATCTTGCCCGTTTTTCTTACTCTCATACCACGCCGCGCTAATATTGGAAATACCGTTACCCGCAGATGTCCAGAAAGTACCCGAAGCTCGCGTATCAAGTTCAAACGTGCACCATTTTGTCTTCATGGTAAACATTTTCCCGACGTTCTTCTTAATATTCCGGTACACCCACGGTATCCCTTTCCTATCGCAGATCTTCTTCATTACGAACATTTCAATGTCCCTGATTTTAGAAGTCAGGGACGACTCAAACGCACTAATATCAGTGACCATACAACCTGCACGACTGGCATCTTCAACGATTCGAAGCATTTCTTCTATTGACAAGTGTTTGACCTGATACTTGGACACCGGACCACAATAAAACTCCTCTATACCTTCACATATCGGACAGCATTCCATCAACATGAGGGGGCTCATAGTCATGATGCCCCTCGGTCTGACATACAAAAAGAAATCTTTCCATTTCAAATTGCTCTCAAACTTGACGAAATAACCATTCTGCGTGAATTTTCGGTAGGACCTGGGACTCATAATCCCAGCAGTGTAAGCATCATACTGCTCGCACATGTCCTCAATCCACGCGATAGGTCTCTTGCCCGAATACGTCTTTCTAAAGAAATTTTTGATAATCTCACTATTAGGCCCAGTGTAAACACACGGGCTAAAAACGGTCTTGTCCAAAATCGGTCCCCACAGCTCATTAATAGAACCATTCACCATTTCAGCAACTGCCTTGTCACACACAGAGTCGTAATCCTTCGGCATAGCACGAGTCATAAAACTCGAAACCGTCGTAGCACTATCCGTCAGCGAGAAGGCTCCAGCCGTCATCGGTCCAGAAGGGGTGATGATGGTGCCTAGGGGTGCTCTCGCGACTATTGTTTTCTTGTGTGGACCTGCCTTGACAGTGCCTTTCCGAATGTGATTCAGTTTCTTGAAGCCTCCCGCTCCAAATATCTGATTTCGTCTAACATTCTCCGCGTCTGGAATTATCGCGGCATCTCCTGGTACATTAAACTGGACTAATCCGACCGTACTAGTATCACTTCTAACCCCGTCACAAACAAGGTTGTCAGCGTAAGCTTGTAAAACCGTTTTAGTGTCCTGAATAACACCTGGCATTTCTCGTAAGTTCAATCCTCGAAGAGCAGCTAAACTTTTGACCTGCGAATGAGGATCAGTTGCTTGTTGCATATCTTCCATGATTGTCCTATATCGAGCCATGGCCACCACCCTCTCTTCTTTCGACAGGCGCAGATTAAAACAGGGCCACAACTTGTAACCCATGGTAACATTAGTTCTTCGGTAACTCTCTTGTCCTTCCAGTGGATCTCTAGAGTGTATGGTTGAACGGGAATCCCAATTAGAACCGGCTCTGAAAGACTCACCAAAAGTGACTTCTTTATAAAACCGGCCTATACCAAAACGGAGCAAAGCTTTTACTACATATTCAACGTAGCGCAAAGGCCGTCCTATATCTATCCAAACGCGCGAGTCAAAACGAAAATCATAATTAGTGAGCTGGGAGGAACAACTATCATCACTGACATTTGAAACCATCAGTACGTAATGTCCTAGTTCATATTCACATGCAGCAATATTCTCACTAAAGACCATCTCAGTCAGATGCATTAGGAAAATAGTGTCAAACATCTTGTTGTGAACATGTCTCACCCGCGTACGTCTTCTGATGTTTACGATCGTTAGATTGTATCCCAGAGAAGCAGCGTATTCGATAAGAAAATCACTCGAACCAACAACTTCCTCCGGTCCAGCATTCCCTTCCGACATGTCGGAGTAGAGCTTGATGTACCGTTGGTAATCTCGGCTCACCTTCGCGGCCGTGTCAATACAGGCAAGGCCGCAGAAAGGATTCCCAAAACAGTCAAACATAGACATCTCCTCTATGTTGGGCATTTCTGCATGGGAAAAAGTGGTTTTCACGTTTGGAAAGTCAGGAACCATAAAACGAGAGCGGTATCTGTCCTCCAATAACTCTAATCGAGTTTTCTTCTGGACCTGGATTAATTCCGCTGCTGCCTTCAAGTTCTGCACCGTCAACCTGGTCATAGCGAGTTCGTGATTCAGTGCCGCTTCAGGTTCCGG